ATAAGCTCGAGTGGTGGAACTGGTTTACACACGGGATTTAAAATCCCGCGCTTAACGGCTTACGGGTTCAAATCCCGTCTCGAGCACCATCATCTTCTTTATCACCCAAACTAAAAAAAAAAAAAAACACAACGCAGAGAGCTCCCCGAAAGGGGAGCCTCTGTAACGTGTTTTGTCAAGTGATTATGCGAGGTAGTACCATCCTCCTTTAACCATTTCAAACTGTGCATGTTTTGCACACCACTTGCTGTTTCCAATAGAGAATTCATTGCTGTTGTTTTTTGTCTGTGCTATGAAATTATATTTGTCTCTGCGAGTAAATAAGTCCCAAGAGAAATTGAGTTTTATCTCATTATATTCCTTACCACCAATGAAGAATTTGCCAGGAATACTCCACTGGATAAAGTCCATTGTGTACCAGCAGTTTTTACTGTTGTACTGATTTATCTCCTTTATCAGCTGACATAACTCGTTCTGGTTGAAACTGTGCTTCAGGAGAAGTTTGTAGATAATATCAGTATTCTTTGTTGAACGGTACTTCATGTTGTAGTAACTGGAACGGTTCTTCTTCGGTTTACCGAGATATCCATGTGGTACATGGTTCCAGTATAAAGCTTTGATACCGTCTTCTTTAAGTGACCATTCTTTTCCGTCTTTACTTTTACGCATACGGATTTTGTAATAGTCATTTGTGTATGGGTAGATGTAAGTGAAATTATCACCGAACATGATGCTATCATCTACCATGTTATATGAATTGACCTGACGCTTACCGTTGTACCACATCATCTCATTAAGCTTGTTCAGATATGTAATCAGTTCATAACCTGAGACAAGCTTTGATGTGCTTTCACAGCTAAATTCTTCGTTGTTTGTACAGAGATTGTTTTCAAACCATTTCAGTACATTCATGAAATCGCCTCCTTGTATGCTTTGATGAGTTCTTCCTCTGTCTGATATTCAGCAATAATATTGCCGAATATGCAGATGTCTTCTTCCCACTCGAAGCTTTCTCCGTTCCATTCTCCCTGAGCTATACCAAGATATGTTTCATAGTAAGCCATGTACGATTTACCGTCTTTTACTAAATAATACATTTTACTTCCTCCTTTATATATCAAGCCCAACAGTTATTCTTACCCATTTAATGCGTTCGTAAGGAACGCATTAAACTCTAAAGAGTTTCTCTGAAATCCTTCGGCCATCTCTCTGATCTTGTTCTCAAAAGCATTTACCATCTCATTCAATGATCCGGTAAGGTTGTCTAAAACTGGTATATCTGTATTATTCATTCCCAGCTCATCCATGAGTCCCTGCAATTCCTTCATCAGGTTTAGCTGCTTTACATGTAACCCGATGTAAATGCTGTTTCTGAGATCGGACTTCATTGCCCTTTCTCTCAAGATATTTACTATTTCCTGTCTTGTACTACATGCGAAAATGATTTCACCTAATTCCTTTCTTTCAGTATCAAGTTCTTTTTCCATCTTTTCTCTGTATTGTTTGATATCTTCGTCAAGTTCGAATATTTTTTCAAGCTTATTAAAATATTCTATTAATAATTCTTCATGCATACTATCACCAGTTCCTTTCAATATAAAAAGCTTAAATGTGTACAAAAATAATCATTAAATGATTATCATATATTATATAAATATAGAAATAAAAAATAATAGCACTCCCCCATTACGGGGGAGATAGCTATAAAATGAATTGAATTAATAGGTTATTAGCTGCTTATAGCGCCGAGGTCTATCGCACACCAACTCATCAGGTTGACAGTAACCTTTTCCGTGATATAGTTGGTTAAGCATGATAAATGGAACGCTTCGAATGACGGGACAATTTCTGGAGGAAGGAATCCAATGTTCAAAGCATCACCATCGAAGTCCGCATTAAATCCCGGGAGCGGTTCAGGTGGTAAGCTGATAGTATCATCACCCATTTTGTAATTACGTATTTTACAAAGTTCGATGGATGCAAGATTGTTTGTAGGTTCTCTTAAGATGAATATCCAAGGAACCTCTCTGATTATCTCATCCATAATGGATACTATGACTGGATCTTTTGGTGTCTTACTTACGAACAGATACGCCTGTTCCAGAGTCATATGATATCTGGTTGCGAGTATATGTGTGATCTTATACTGATATGCGATTACCATCATATTGTATGGAAGATCTACTTCATCTGCACGTAACGAAATATCGAGTGTAATAACACCACGAGCTGAAAACGAGAATGTGCCTCCACATATTTCAGAACGGACGAATCCATTCTTTTTAGCGATCTCATTCTGTATCAAATGCTTAGCTGCTTCATTAAGTTTATTCTGGATATTATTAAGACACTGGATCTTCTCTATATCCAAGAACATGTTGTCGATATTATTTGCATCGACCGCAATCATTGCGAAGAATTTATCTATCTTTGGATAGAACTTTGTTTCTGATGTTTCTGAGACTGGACGAAATGCTGTTGAATAAACTGGAATCTTAGATGTAAATACGGATTCTTTATTCTCAATAAGTATATCCCGTTCTTCATCTGTACCAGAACGTGCACAATGCATGATAATGTCTTCAAAGTTCTCATAGAACTTATCGTGACCTAAGCCCATGTATATATGCTTACTCTTTGGGATATTCTTAATAATGGCATTGATATCGTTAGCCGCTACTCTACCACTCTTCTTCTGCTTCTTGTTTTTCTCAAACTCAGTATCATTTTCATTGTACTGAACAGAATAATCTGCTTTATAATCTCCTAAGATGAATTTCAAAACATTTGCAGACAGTACACGTTTAAGCATCTCATAATAAACCGGGGTAATGACCTTATGCTTCTTTAAGTCAATCCATCCAGTATAACCGAAATTGAGAGAATGTAATGAGATTTCTGTACCACATACAGGACACTTCTGTCCGATTATATCCTGACCCATGAATGCTCCACACTCACATCTGAATTCAGTATCCATGTACTGATTACCATGTATGAGTTTGTTTGCATCTACAGGACCAAACTCTTCATCTGGCTTTATAACAAAACCATTGTGTGTTATCATATCTGCAATGTACTCGTGTTCCAGATTGCATCTAATTAATCTGATCATATTCCTTTAACCTCCAATTATCTCATATCTTTAATCGTACATTCTTTCGAATATCTCAACAACCATGTCGAGTAACTGTAAAGTCATCTGTCCAGATTCATACACTAATGGTGTATCGAGTAAATCTGGAGCATTATGATTTACAACCGTATACGAAGCCATTACACAGTTCATGATATTCTCAATGTACATGGTGACGTTTTTCTCACTTAACAGATAATCTTTTAAGTTATTCAGCTTAATGTACTTCTTGATATTGTTAAGATCCTTCTGTGTTAAACTCTTTTCTGAAGATGTTACTACCTTACCCATTAAGATGTTTATTAATGGACTATTCGGAGTATCTTCTTCGTTCAAGTTATAGATATCCATAATCATCCTTCTCACATACAGAAGTAATATGAACTTCTGCTTCAATGAAAGAGTATTGATGTTGATACTACTATGGAATCTGTTGTAAAGCACAGTCTGTATCATAAGCTCACTTAAATCATTCATACTTACCAGATGATCCAGATAATAGTCTACACATGAGACATCTATATCCAGAGCAATCTGTCCTATGATGATATTAAGATCCTTTGTCATACAGCAATATTCACCAGGATTAAAGCTTCTGATTGTACTAATTGGAGATGATGATGAAATATTCTCATTCAATAACTGAGACATATCATCGACACTAACCAGACTCTTCTTAAGCTGAGTCCTTCTTGCTAAGAATGAAGCCTGATTGATTATGGCTTTGATTAAGCCAACACAACTAAATGTAGGACGCTTATTGATTTTATCCCATTCACTTGCGAATGTAAGTTTGATTAAACCATCACAAAGTAATGTTCTTCTCATCGTCACCATTGTCGTTGTACTCTGTGTTACACCCTCGATACTCTGCATATCGTAAATATTGGTGTTAGCCGCTATAGTCTGTAACACATTCTTGTTTACGTAGTTATACAGTAACCGATACATGTTCGGATTAATTGTATTCATGATATGAGTAACAGCACGTGCGAAGAGTTCAAACAAATCCTTAGGCGAGTTACCTGTAGAAATGATGAAATGTTCAACAAACAGATGCATTACTTTTATCATGAATGAAACCATGTAAACATCCCTTAAAAAGTCCAAAGGAAAGAGACCTACAACTTCATCACCAACGTCATTCTCTTCAACCATGCGCTGTATCTTGTCAATGGTTCTACGAGGAAACAATGTATCAAAGATATCAATATAGAACTCTTCAAATGTCTTGATAGTATAAGTCTGCGAGTCAGTCTTATACTTAGCAATATACATCGAAGTGATCAAATCATTGTCATCATCATATAAAGCGGTGAAGAAGTTAATCTGTTCACATATAAGATTATGTAAGTCTAACCTCTTTGCTCTCATCTGAAACAGACAAATATTCATATCTCTGATGGTTGGTGCTAAAGCCTTTACCCCTGCAAAGTTACAATGGATTTGAGATCCATAATGACGAATGAATATGTCTTCCGGGTAAGGTTCCCAGTTAATAAACCTCGTCTTCTTGTACCTCTTCCCGTTCCATCCTGGTGGGAATCCATTCTCCGGATATATACTTCCATGGGCATCATTATAAGTATACTCCTCATCCGGATCAAAACCATAAATGATGGTCTTGTTGGTCGCTTCTTTCTTGGCCATTTTAATTAATACCTCCTTCAATAATCTATTTCGGTATACCTCCCGCATTCAAGATTGAAGTATAAGATACAAATTTACCTTTGTTTCTTAAATCTTCATCCACATGATCTCTCACTATAGGAAGCATACTCATATAATCATCACATATAGTCACAGCGAAAGGTGTATCAATGTCGCGGCATCTACGAACATTCTCTGGGTCGCATGTAATATATGTGTAATTAACTTTGTCTTTCATTACTTCTCGGATATCACCATAAACATATCCGACAGGTACTTCAAAACTTTTTAGATATTCTCGAATTACCTCACTCTCATATTGATTATATATGTATAGATCTTTGATTCCATTCTTATAGGCATTAGGTATTAATTTATATGCATAAAACAGATTCGGTTTGAATGCTCTATATGAATTTATGAAATTCTCTTTCTTTACATCTAAACCGATCAGCTGTTTAATCCATATGGAAAAATCTTTATCTGTTCGATTAATATAAGACGATAGAATGTCCTCGAAAGAGGACATTCCAGCATCTACTTTTAACGATTTATCTTTCTCCATTAAATAATTTACGATGTTCATACCCGTTAAGGATACAATGTCATCGTACTCAATAACCAATCCTGCCTTACCAATGAAAGTAAGATCGATCATATTTGAATCATTATCAGAATGGAGCTGCTTCATCATTGGCTTCTCCAGTACCACCTTCTGATGTGAGTACATTTCCGAATGCCTCTGTATCGAGCTTAGCAAGCTTAGTATACTTGAAACCAATCTCAAGGAAGTCAATAAGATTGAGCATCGATGAGTTGATGTTCTTGTTTCCGATTGTGTTTGCCTTGAGTGTGATTGTTCTTGTGCCTGCCTTGCCTGTAAGCGTGATCTTAACATCAGCACCAGATGATGTAAACTCAATTGAAGACTGACCTGCGTCATACTTACCATTGAGCTGATCAACTGGAGTCATCTTAAGATACTCGAGTACAGTACGAACTGCTTCAACGTTCATGAATACACTTGGCAGTTCATTTGGCATTTTCTGCTCGTATACATTCATTCCTGTTGAAGGGTCTTTGCCTACAGCCTGCTTGATGTTGAGGATGCAGTATACGCCACCCTTATCTGAGTTCCATACGCTTACATCGAGGATACCGTCTGCACCATAGAGTTTACCAACTCTGAAGTTAGACTTCTTCTTTGGTTCTCCTCCGTTGTTGCTGTTGTTGTTGAAGTTTCCATTAAAATTGTTAAAAGCCATACTTTATCTTTCCTTTCTGAAAATATGATAATATATAGTATATTATTAATATATACTATTATATTCATTCATTTTCTTCGAAATCTGCTACGACATCTGTGATATCAGAATATAACTGTGAATAGTCTCTTTCACTGATATCGAAGTTATCGAGCAGATAATCTTCATTCTCTTCTTCAAACTTACGTAAAGCAACTATGATCTGTCCAATCTTAGTTTCTTTACAAAGGTTGATTACTTGAGAAATGATGTAACATTGTCTGGTCAGGTCATCTACATCATTGATTGTAGTTTCCTTAATACCAATACGCTGTTTGACTTCATTGAGCTTGTTCATGAATAACATGCATGTTTCTTCAATGATAAGTTTCTTGATATCCTGAGCGCTTGGTAAGTAATCTGGGATTTCATCCTTATGCTCATTGATATCTTCGACACAATCTTCAAGTCTATCCAGCGTGATTGTTATAGTATTATACCAATCTACTGGAGCTAAGAATGCATCTGCAATATCAAGTTCGGATATCTCATCTCTGAAATCATATGGAGAACCTGTTCTACTTTCAAGCCAGTCATATATCTCTTGGATTACCATCTTAACTCACCTCCTTTCATATACATAACATACGAGATGGTTTAACTCCACCTCTTGTATCTGCTAAATAGAAATTGAATAAACTCATAAGCTGTTTAAATGGAGATAAAAGCTTATCGACAGTATAATCAACGTCTATGCATTTACTTATCCAGTCTGGTACTTGCTTATAGTGTTCTGGTAAACATATTACTGGATCATACTTTTTATTCTCATTACCTTCCAATGAGATTTCAAGTATTCTTTTGATCTTATAATCATCATCCTTATACTTTTCTAACAGATCGAATGATAAGTTAACAACTTTAATTCTATCTGGAGGAATAATTGGTTCTTCTTCAATGATTCTGTTCCATACTAAACTTCCTCTTATCTGGTCTGGTAATACTCTGGTTTGATCATATGCTTCTGGATCCTGATAAGATAATACCTTAAAGAACTCTGTAGAAGTATGTATGTTACTTACGATAGTATTACGTATCATACAATATTCATTATATATTCCTTCGACATCAATCTTACCCGATGTAAGTATATACTTATCATAGATCTTATCCATGATTGGTTCAAGGAACTCTGCAGCATCTCGCTTCTTGAATGATAATCCAGTAACAGCAATCTCATGAATATTACGAGCTGCTCCTTCCTGTACAAACATGCTGGCAGCATACATTTTCTTCGCCACTAATGCCATTGCAAGGAAAGCAAATTCATTCTTAAATATGAATCTCTTTCTGTATTTCTCAGATTCAATTCCAGCATTAAGCGCCCAATACTCTACAAAGTCAGGTATGATATGTTCAATGAATAATCTCATACCAAATGCAGATGCTACTAAACAGCTGTCTTTGAAGTTACCTGTATCACAGTTAAATGTGTCTATGAAATGTGGGAAATGAACCATAAGTGAGTCTGTATCTGTTACACAGACAATCAATCTGTCCATATAGTTTGATCTTACTTCGGCATCATTTATTAAGAATGGATATACACAGTTATCACATACTACCTTTGATATATAAAGTATATCTTCATTAATCTCTGTAGGTGCTTTAACGCCATATCCAGCTGCTTGGATACTTTCAACTGTCATGTTCTCCAGATCAAGTTGATGATTAATCAAATAATCAGATACTCTACTCATTTCATTCGGAACATACTTCTTGATTACAAGATGAATATTATTACACAGCATCAGCTTACAAAGTTCTTCTGGAGATAATACACTGAGATATCTCAATAATTGTGTATAATCATCCATATTGATATTATTGCATCTACTTACAAGGTATTTACACACCTCTTCAGGTGTATATGAATAATCCTTAATATGATCTCTTTCTTTAGTATCATTCAATACTATATTAATCATATCCATCAATTCATTTATATTATTCAGCTTAGCATATTTATGGTCATTCCCAGATAGGAACTCAAGACAACAGATTAAAGTTGTTGTAAGGTTCTTAGCCGTACCAGTGGTTGCTGGAGGTATGTAAAGATTAAAGAACGGAGATGCAGTTGTACCGGATCCACCGTACTCAGCATTCATAGCAACTTTAACGTTACCCTGACCTGTGTTCTTGTTATCATATTCGGATGTACCTTTCTCGAGAGCTAACATCTCTTTCTTGAGTTTACCTCGACGATCACCCAATGCATCTATAAAGGTTACTTCCGGAGCAAGATATTCTTCATGCTGTTTGAAGAATGTACCATTACCTGTAATGATTGGTTTTCTATTTTCAATCCAATCAAAGGTAGATAACATATCTGTGTCGATCCATTCCTTGGTAATGTTATTATGTAACTTACTTGGAATATTACGAAGTCTTTCGTCTGTTATTTTGATTATTATATTTCTTACCTTAGCTGCATCCATATTAGGATGCATCTTCATATACTTTTCAAATATGTCATTCTCATATCTGTTTACGATATTATGATTGATCAAATTGATTCATTCCTTTCATATGTGGAGGTGTAAAATATGGATTATAATGAGTTAACGAATAAACCGACTATAAATGGCGTTGAATTAACGTCAACTACCGAGTTTACTGATATTGGTTTAAACGAGATAACACCTGAAATGGTCTCTGAGTTATTTTTAGAGACTTTCGGAGTTGTCTTGTAAATAATATAACTATTTAATTTTAAAAGAAAGGTGTGTTTTTACATGTTAGCGTTTATTAAGAATAAAATCGCTGAAAGAATGCCTGACGTTGTTAATCATACAGAAAATGATATTCCTGATTCTGTTGTAGTTGAATGTGCTCATCTTATTCAGGAACTTGATGCATTAACAATCGAAGGACAAGATGCAATCGATGCAAGGAATGGAGTTTCAGATCGTCCACTTGCAAATGCTCTTGATATTCCACTTGAAGATGACATCGAAATTGGTTCTCTTGAACTTAATGTGCTCGATGGTCGTCTCACAGATATCCCAGCAGATACATCTGTTCCTACAGTAAATGAATATGCATTGAATACTGCATTAAAGACAGAAGAAGATTTCTATAAGGAAGCATGTGAATACGTTAAGCCATTCTTCAGAGATTCCGAAGCTGCTATAGAAGAACGCAGACAGGAATATGTTCAGAAGAAGATGGCTGAGTACAGAGAGTATCTCGTACAGGAAGGATTATTTGGATTTGGTAAGATCGACATCAATGATCCACAAGTTCCGGTTAACACAATGATCAACTTCGGTCCAGTTAAGGGAGAAGGAAGTAAAGATTACATCGTTAAGCTCCCAGTATACTTCCAGGTTGATAAGAACAGGAAGATCACAAAGAAGCAGCTTGAATCATTAACAGTTATTAACTCAATCGATGGTTTCTATCAGCTTCGTTCTCATATCTATGAATCATATTCAGGACATTCAAACTTCAAACTCAAGGAAGAAGATATCTGGGATCATGCTACACCAAAGGAAGCTCTTGTACCTGTAGATCCTCCGGATAAGTACTGTGTAATGGTAGTGGTTGATACAGACTGGGATGGAGAACAGCTTTATTCATGCCGAGTTAGAATGAAGGGTCTTGGTAAAGAAAAGAAGGCTGAGATCAAGAAAGCAGTTAATATTCAAAACAAGAAGTCTGTATATAAGAATGCTAAGGATGTTATCAAGGAATATGCTGAACTCTTAGAAGAAGAAAAGATGCGTAGCTTCCCATCAAGATTCGTTCAGGAAGAATATCTCCAAGAAGAAGTAGATCTTGGCACAGATGGAGATGTAACAGACAACCCACCTGCATCTAACGCAGATTCAGATGTAACAATCGATGTTAATGGTGATGAAGGAACAGCTTCAGTAGACACTTCAGACAATCCACCATCAGATGATACATCTTCTTCAGATACAACAGAAATCCCAGTAGAAACAAATGATGTATCAGATCAGATTGCAGATAAGGTAGCATCAGAAACTCAGGATATGGGATCAGATGAAGCAATCAATGATGATCTCAATGATGTTTCAGACAGCGATGTTTCTGATCTTGATACTTCGATGGATGGTACAGACGGTGCTGATCTCCCAGGAGATGATTCATCTACAATCAATCCAGAGGACTTCGATAATATGTCAATCGATGATCTTATAAATCAAGGATCAGAAAAGCTGAAGAGTATGTCAATTGGTCAGCTCAAACAGTTCCTTTCAGGAGATGAAAATCTTGATCCAATGGTAGAGGAAGCATTCCAGGAAGCATTCTTTCTTACTCCCAGGAATATCAACAAAGAAATCTACAAAGAACTCAAACGAGTACTGGGAATTCTGAATGATTCACAGGAACCATCGGATGCAATTCTCAAGAAGTTTAAGAAATACTCAAGAAGATTAAATCGTGCACTCGTTAAAGCAGCTAAGATGGAAAAGGTATACAGTGATCAGGAAAGACAAGCATTCAAGAAAGCAAACAAATGTCTCTTAGATCTTAATGTAATTATTGGATCAGAAAAGGATGCTAATTATGGTGCAACAGTTAAGAGACTCATCCTTGCATTTGTTTCAGAATCTCGTCGAGTAGAACAGATCGTTACAGAACATGACCCTTCTTTGAATGAAGGTAAAGAAGAAAAGAAAGGCATGAGTTCTATAAAGACCAGTATCAAATCATAAGGAGGTATATAAACAATGAGTATATCAAGCTTACTTAATGATATTATTGCAAATGGAAGTAATGCAACATCATCAGTTGTTAATCCATCCAATGTAAATGTATCATTTGATAAGGATAAAGAAAAGGATAAGCTGGCATTTGGTGTTATCAAGGACATGACCAAAGCAATGATGGCAGATGATCCACCGAAGGATGAATCAATGATTGATTCTTCTATAATGGATCATATCCAGAATGATTATAAGAGCACTCCATTTGGATATCTGAATGATGCAAAGAACAGACTCAAGAGTCCACTGCTTGAATCATTAATTGAATCCATTGAAGAAGCTGTAATCCAAGAAGAAGCAGATCTTAAAGAGAAAGGATATGTATCAGACAATCATAAGATCTCATCTGATATCCTTGAAGGTAATCCAGATTACCAAACATTCAGAGATAAGCTTGCAAAGGAAACATCCAACATGGTTGTTAACGATGTAGCAGGTGAACTCTTAAAGACAAATCAGACTCCTGACTTCTCAAACATTGATAACAAGATCAAACCTGTAACAAAGGAAGATGGTTCAGCTCCAGCAGAAGAAGAACCAGTAACAGAAGAAGATCAGGAACTTCCAACAACTCCAGTTGAAGAAAACATGCAGACTGAGTCAGCTATAATCAATATGTCACAGACTATTGTTACTGAGTCATATGCAGCTGGTAATCCATTAACAACAGAACAGGGTATGGAGAAAGCAATATGTGAATATTGTGTACAACAGCTCTGCTTCTTATTTAAGGATACATCCAGATCACCTTTTGACAAATTACTCAAATAAGAATAGAAAACATCCTTTTTCAATACATTATCACATCCTCCTCCCCCGTAATGGGGGAGTAGGATATAATGTATTATTTATATATTTATATAATTCACATGAATATATACAGAAAGGATGGTTATCATATGACCGTAGAAGAAGCAGTTAACTTAATGGATGACGAAGCATATGCTAAACTCAAAGAAGTCGTTACAGTAAAACCATCCATTGATATATCCAAGAAGAGTGCGAATGATATATTAATGGGTGCTTTATGTAAAGCCGTCTTAGAAGACGTCATTCATGTCGAGTCGCTTGATGAGAAGATCATTAAGTTACTTAACTCACCAACAAACACGCTATCCCAGTCTAAGCTTAAGTATGTACTTAATATAGTACATGAAACTCAACCTAAGATCAAATGCATTATCACGATAATGACTCCTGATATGAAAGATACTTTGTTTGAAGTAGAATATCATCAACCAGATGCAATCGACTTTATCGTGATATTAAAGTGGTTGGTTAAGAAGTTTGATATAACTCCAACTAAGGTTAGATCACAGATGAATGCACTTAAACCGACTATAGTGAATAACATTGCTCAGTTGGTATCAAGGGTATTGAATGACAACTTAGATGGAGTTACTGTATCGATATCTACAATAACCAGATTGGTTAATTGTAATGATCATCTGATATATGCAAAATTCGAATAAAGATACATTTGGGGTGGGCTTTACGCCCACACCCATAATGTATTTTTTGTTAAAGTAAACTGTTGAATTCCTTGACGAATTCAGCCGCACTCGTAACGGATACAAGACGATGTAACTGTACATCATCGATCTCAATACAGAAATACTTCTTAAGTATTTCTCTTACGATTTTCTCATTCTCCTGTGCTGTTAAAGACGGATTCCATACAACAGGATTGAGTTCTACATATCCTTTGCATATGTCATCTAAACAGACGAATGGTGTGTCGAATGCTGGCTTAAACATAAATATCCCTTCTCACTGTTTTGTAATTCCATCAGTAACTACTATATTCCCCGTTACTGATTTAAATTTACTGTTTTAGAAAGGAGAATAAAATTATGCCAGTTGTATTTACATACGGTGCAAACTTTATTCCGATACAACAGAGACTACAGCTGCCTGACGAAAAAGAAGGAGTTACTATTTTTTTATTGTCTAACTCATTTGAGTATGATATAGAGCTTATAAAGCATATGCCGACAAACACAAGAATGAATTATAAGCATTACTTACTTCCGTATCGTCTTCAGGATAGAATCGGTGAAAGATTAATCCGTTATCAAATGACTCCAGCTGAATATGTAAAGCGTCAGCAATACATTACTCAACAGAAGCTTATACCTCCATTAACAAATATACGTTATCCATATCCAAAGACAATCAAAGAGAATATCTATATACCTGCGACAGACTATGTTAAGCTTATGGATCAGGTGTTAAACTCATTATCAGAACAATTCATTCGTATTAATATATATGATATGTTCATTAAGTTCTTTTCACAGTTTAATTTCTCTAAGAAGAAAGTAATCTATATAGACACAACTCGATTCAAACTTACAAAGAATCCAAGTATGCAATCTTTAAAGAGTAATCTTATAAATGCATTGGTATCTTCATACTTATGCAATGATACTCAAACTATCAAGAAGCTTCAAGGATGGTACTTAGTATTCCATGCACCTGAAGCTGATTATAGATTCGATTTAGGATACTATGAAAAACGAGATGAAATGCGTCTTAGAATGATGATGGATAAGATCGGTACAACAGTTACTAAGGAGCCATCTAAAAACGTTGCAGCATCAGCTGATGACTTTGATAAAGAAGATGAAGAAACAGATGATGCTCTGGAAACAACTCCAGAAGAATCTCCTGGAATAGCCCAAAGTAATACTGTATCTGCATTATCTCATACATTGAATCAGATCAAGAATAAAACTCAAGTATCTGGATTATCAACATCTGTAACATCTCCAGCCGAAGAAGCAAATGAAGAAGACAGACAGAAAGAGAATTCAGTATATAATGCAAAGACCGCTGATATCAATGCTAAGCTGAATCTGAAGATTAATCCATCTTCTGAAGAAATCATTGATAATTATAAGACACTTTCGTCTGAATTAAAATCTGATAATAAGAATAAACCAGTTGAAGATAAACTGCTTGATGATGCAGCAAAGAATTCATCCAATCGCGTTGTAGCCAACCAACAGGATATTGATAATACAGTAACATCTCCAAGAGAACAGAAGATTCGTGAGCAGCTTGGACAAGTTAAGCTTAACAATGTTACATTCAATACTATTAATAGTATCACAGATGTACCAAAGCCAGCACCAACTCATCCGAATAATATTACAACAACAAACCCAGCTGCACAAAGAGGTTCATCGTTTGCTAACATACAGAAAGAATATGAATCTAAACTCTTAGACAGAGACATTGTAGCTGTATTAACGAATCTATCTAAGGTACCTGATGGATTCTATGTTACTGATGTTCAAGTTACAGACATCTCAACAGTTACTACGATGATGAATAACTGGAAGATTACTTTACGTAACAAGAAATCAGATAGACAGTCTGTAATCAATGTACGTATCCCAAAGGTAAATAACTCACGTTTCTATTACAATGGTATCTGGTATAACATAGGTAAACAGGATTTCCCAATACCAATCTTAAAGGTTGATAGAAAACGAGTTATCATTACATCTAACTATCACAAGATTACTGTATCAAGACATGATACAAAGTCATTAGTTGATATCTCTGCATTTGTTAAGATCATAGATCAACTTACAAAAGAAGGAAAGAATCCATATGTAAAACCGGGTTCTTCTATATCATCCAATTCACATTTTGTTTCTACTGTAGACTATGACGAATATGCAAAACGTTGGTATTCATTCATTAATGGTGATTGTGAAATTTATTTCTCTCGTACAGACTGTCTGAAGAGATATAACTTTGTAACGGTTAATCCAGATGAGTTCTGTTGTGGTATGATAAACAAAGTACCTGTAGTAATCAATACGGATACTGGTCTTACACGACAAGGAAAAACAATAACCGAAACAATGTTAGAGACACTCTCTCCAGAATTACAGTTAGCTTATTCAAAGATCAAGCCAGGTAAGATGACGATGTATGCTGAGATAAAGATTGAAGTATTATTTCCACTCGGTGTAGCAATTGCTGCATGGGAAGGAATATCTTCACTCTTAAAGAGATCAAATGCAAAACATCAGTTTGTGGATTCCAAGTTCAGAGATTCTAAATACATAATCATCCCATTCAAGGATAAGTATTTAGCAATCGAGAACACAGTTACTAACCAGCTTATATTTAATGGATTCTACAGAATCAATACAAAGTCATTTGATTATGCTGAATTTGAAACACCAATTATGGATTCG